GTCAACCCTGTCAGCGGCGACTTCTTTGTCACCCAAAACAAATGAACGGCATTTGTCATCCGTCCAACCTAACTGCCTTCTCGCTACATCTGCTTTTGCTTCGTATTGCATTTTGTTCACCCACGCTGTTACATAGTGCATCAACTCATCTGTCTTCACCATCGCCACCCCATGTGACGACATGTGTTTACGTAGTTCGTCTTTCGATAACGCCGCCGATAGCGGCATCGTGAATTCTCGTACTCCGTCGCGTGGCAAGTGCAGCTTGACGACTATCGCTTCGCCTACGTCAGAGTCCAGTAACCGTCGGCTCACATACATGTCGTTGTGGTAGACCATTACTTCAATTTCATCTTCTTGTTTTACAACCCGCTTAAAAATACCGCCGTTCTTCCCACGGAAATATGGGTCAGGGTATTTCGGAATCACATACGTCTGCGTATGTCCTTGATTGACGTTCTCCGGCACACTTTCAACAATGTTGTCCTCCTCCGTAGCCTCTTGTACTTCTCGCCCCAAAACGATTGGGGATTTGATCTGCCCCTTGTGGGTGCAGTTGTCGCAACCTCCGGGGTTGAATTCCTCAAACTTTGCGCATGTATAAGGGCCACCCTTGATATTTCGCACCTTGCGTTCAGCCATGTCAGGGTCGTACTCAGGATGCTTGCTTGAAATTTTCTCAATCGCTTTTTCTGCGTCTATACAAAACTTTGCAACTGACAGCCCTGCCCTCCACATGGGCTCAGACATCGTGGCTTGGTTTTCCACAATGTGTTTAATTTGGTTACACCCATCGCCTTTAAGAGTTTTGACAATGATGTTTTTGAAGCGGTTGGTATAGTTACCAAGGATCGCCCTCGTCACATCGTCGAGTTCGCCACGAGGGATAAACGACTTCGGTGCCGCAATCGGCTCGCCAATAATCGCCTTAAGTTCTTCGTACGTACTAACCGTACCCTCACGCAAGATCTTGACGGGTCGTTGCAGGTTGTGCTTAAAGTTTGTAGTCTCAGGCACTCGCAAGATACGAACCGAATCCGCTGTTACAACGGGGTCTGCATGCAGGTCGTGGTCATCGCATAAGCTCTTAAGCTTTTCCGCAAGGGGGAGCCACTCGTCCTTAGAAATTGGTTTGTCCAGCGGCCAGTACACATGGATGCCGCCACCAGAGTTGACAATCATAGGGCGTGGTAATCCCACGGCGGAACAAAAACTACGTAGCGATTCAATCGCTTGAGCCTGTGATTCGTAAGGCTTCCCAGGACCGCAGTCCAAGTCGGCGAACAACGAGCGAAGTTGTTTTACGTTGGTGCTTCTACGTGAAGTACCGTCCTCAAAAGTTGCCAGTGCGTAAAACGCATCGTAACCCTCGGATTCCAAATTCTCAGCTACCGCCACCGCATCGCTAATGCGTGGGAAGAACTTCTGCACAGGTCGACTATCAGTTCCATCTTTTAAACCGACTATGCAATAGAAGCCTTCATCGCCAAGGACTTGTTCTAGGAATTGTTGTTTGTCCATTGTTACCCCGAAGAAAAGAATAGCAGGGGGCTACGAAAGCCCCCAACCACCTAGCTATTGATTAGCTCAGTCGTCCCACTTGCCAACCAAATCCTCAAGTTCTGAGTCAGCGGTCACGGCTTTTTTGGGCGCCTGTTTCTTGGGTTCTTCAACTTCTTCAGCGGAAACTTTTTCCACGGGCTTAGCTGCTTTGGGTGCAGGTTTCGCCGCAGGGGGTGGGGCTTCCTTGGTCACGTTGTCAGTCTCATGGACATTCATTGTGATCGCGTTGATAGCTTCTTTAGAGGAAGCCATGCGGGTGATGATTGCGTATTCCGATTCAGTCACGCCACGCAATGCACGGAACACCAGTTTGGGCGTTGGGCTTGATGTATCGAAACGCATCTCGGTAACCACGCCTGTGATTGGCACACCATTGTTTTTCAAATGTTTTGCGTATGCTTTCAGTGGCAACTTGCCGTTTTCGCCGTCACCAAATACAGATGTTGAGGGGAGAACCAATTGGTAAACTTCCTCACGATCCAACTCGGTGTCGATTGCCACGGCAATACGCTGAGAGTAACGGCATGCACGGCTATCACCTTGGCCAGAGCCTTTGATGTTTTGTGGGCAGTGCAAGCAGTTGTCCGCTTGTGGGCTCTTCACTTTGGGGTCAGGGCGTTGGCTATCGCTTGACCAGCATGCTGGTTTGACCGCTTCACCTTCCACGTAAGCACCTGAGTAGTACGTACGAGATGTAGTTGGCGCGGCTTTGATAACAATCACGTTCATCGCACGGCTTTCAGAAACACGGAATTCCTTGCCGCCAATGTACTCACGAAACACACCGCCTTTGATGCTCAAGCGACGAGCGCCCAAATCACCGCCAGCCAATGCGTTTGTAGTTTCGTCTTGCGCGTTCAACAAGAACGCAGGTACACCACCATTGAAAATTGCTAAATCACTCATTTCCATCTTCCTTATTAAATGTCGTCGTCGAGGTTGAAGTTTAAGGGCAACTGTAGGTCACCCTCTTTTGGGGTTGTTACCAACGTCCCGTCTGCGTTTTCCCGTACCAAATCTCCGCCAGCTAGGATGCGTAAAGCCTTCTCCACTTCACTAAGTCGAAAGCGGTAAACACCACCAACTTTTAGCGACGGAATTAAGTCTTGACGTAGCCATGCACGTACGGTAGACACTGATACCGAGAAATGTTTTGCTACCGATTCAATCGGCACAAACAACTCTTCAGTCATCTTAGCTCCTTCTCACAGTTACAGAATATTCCGGATTCGCGTTAAGCCCCGGCGGAATTAAATCCGGGTTTTCCTCCAAGAACGCTTTCATGTTGAGTTGCGCAATACGCTTCTCAAGCAGGTCAGGTACTTGATGGTTTAGGATGAACTTGTGCATTTCTTCCCAGTTGTCCGTGCCATACACGGTACGCACTGTGCGGTACACAAGCCCAGATTCGGTTCGTAGGGACTCAAGCCCCTCGTCCTTCATGTATTGAAGCATGGCCGATTTGACCTTGCCCATGTCATGTTCCAGCTTCTGAATCTGCTGGTTCATCTCCGATTTCTTTTCCCGCATTTTGATGTAAATACGAGTCAGTTTTTCAATCGGCACTTCTGCCGCCACTTCATTTTCCATCTTCTTCTCCTATCAAAGTTTCTGTTATTGTAACAGATTTTTGTAAAGTTCAACTAATTTTACATGATCATCTATCCGGCTGTCTAGCATTTTGTATAGGTGTTTCTCCGCATTAGACCCTTGAAGTCTCACTACGGTAACCGGATGTCGTTGACCCGCACGGTGTGCACGGGCATTTGCTTGGGCATAAGTCTCAAGACTCGGGGTCGGACCCCACCAAACAACAGTGTCAGCGGCTGTCAATGTCACCCCGTGTGCCGCCGCTTGGGGTTGGATGATCATGATGCGTGGGTCAGGCGTTTCCTGAAACCGTTTGAAGATGTCCGCTCGTTTCGCCGCAGACACGTCTCCACTGATGATCTCGGTCGTGAACCCATCATCCCTGAGTTTGTTGTTCAGGATCTCAATCGTGTGCTTGAACGGCACGAATATCAATATCTTTTGCTGTGTCTCGTCTATCACTTCCCTTAACACCTTATACCGATTTTTAATATCGAATTCGAGCGTCTCACCGGAATCAGAATAAACTGCGCCACAAGATATTTGCAGGAGTTTGCTCAGCCCAACCGCGGCATTCACCGCTGTGACCTGCTCTCCAGATGCCAGCACCACGAGCTGTTTGCGTAGAGCTTCGTAGTATTTCTTTTGTTGCGGGGTCAACTCAACTTCCCTCGTAACGTAAGTCATCTCGGGCAAATCAAGGCACTCGTCTTTGGTAAACCGAATCGCTGGTTGAAGCGCCTTGTGCACTACGTCTTGGGCGTTGGGTCTAGCCACCCACTTGAACTGTGTGACTTTGTACATCACGCTGTCTTTGAACGCTGAAAAGAACTTGGGCACTGCCAGCGGGTTTACCAGCTTTGCCAACCCATAGGCGTCTAGCGGCGATTGCGCCGCCGGTGTGCCGGTCAACATCCACAGCCATGTATCGGGCTTGAGTAACTTGTTGAGCGTCTTCCAGCGAGTAGTCTGTGCGTTCTTGTAGGCGTTGGCCTCGTCCACCACGATTAGATCAAACCCCCCTTGGTC